CTTTATCTAATCCAACTAATCCCACAGATGGTCAAAGTTTACGCTGGAGAATCTCTCACAACGCTAATAGTTTAACTCTTAATTTTGGTAACCAATTTAAAATTCCTAGTAGTGCCACAAGTCCACTACCTCTTAGTTCAACTAGCGGAAATATGGATATTCTTGGTGCTACTTATGATAGTAGCAGAAACAAGTGGGACATTATAGCTTTTGTACCGGGTTATTAACAGAAAGGTAAAATGTTATGGCAACTCTGTATTTCAACGGCGCGGTCGACAGCAACTGGAACACGCTCGGCAACTGGTGGAGCGATAATGTATACTCCGTTCCTGCCACATCTTTACCTAGTAGTGCTGACGATGTTATAATGATTGCTGATTGTTTAACTAATAGCGGTAGTGGTGCTATAGTTAACACTCTTACTTTTGATGGTGGTCCATCTAATGGCAGTGTGAGCGGCGGTACTGCAACGCTTGGCATAAATATTACGGCTATTCAAGTTTCGGAATATTATACTATTGCAATTATAATAGATGCCTTCTTAACAGGCACACTAACCGCACACAAGGTTTATTTAACTGGAGCCTCTTATAGCGGAAATAATAATGGTATTATTAATGGTAGTGTATTATTTAATTCTCTTGGTTATAACAATGGTACTATCAATGGAAATGCTACCTTTGGTGCTGGTGGATATAATAACGGAAGCGGCTCCGTAAATGGTAACGCAATTTTTGAAGCATCGTCGGTAAACGAGGGATATATCGGAAATAATGCTACATTTATCGATATGATTAACTACGGATACGTAAATGGAAATGCTATATTTTATGGAGGTGCTGATAATTCTAATACTATCAATCAACATGCTACTTTTAATGATTATTCATACAACAACTCCGGCGGCACCGTCACCGGAGACGCCACGTTTAATGATTATTCATACATCAACGAAGGCACCGTCAACGGCGATGCGACGTTCAACGACAATTCGTACAACAACTACGGCACCTTCACCGGAGACGCGACATTCAACGACAGTTCGTACAACTACAACGGCACGCTCGGCGTAGACGCGACGTTCAACGACAGTTCGTACAACAACGAAGGCACCGTCCCCGGAGACGCCACGTTCAACGACAGTTCATATAACAGCGGCGGCGGCATTGTTATCGGAGACGCCACGTTCAACAACAATGCGTACAACGACGGCGGCGTCAGTGGCAACGCGACGTTCAACGGCAGTTCGTACAACAGCGGCACCGTCACCGGAGACGCGACTTTCAATGACAGTTCGTACAACGGAAGCACTGGCGTTGTGAATGGCACTGAAACCTACGCCAATCGCACGCCGTTTCCGATCCCTCGCGGCATCAACGGTTCTTCCATTCTAGGAGTTATATAACTATGAATCTTTCACAGCCAGTTACTATTCAACCACCAACCATTACTCGATCCACCGGAGAGGTACGTGTTCAAAAGCCTATCACTTTATCTGAATTGGACATAACCCTAATCGACAATAACAAAAGGAAGAGATGCGAAGTTCGCATTCGCCCCTGCCCCTATTCTCTACTTTTATGGACAAACAATGATTATGATGCTATTGGCGATTATACTCAAGCCCAAGTTGAAGCTAAGGTTTTGGAACTATTAGGTAGTGAACCAGCTAAAGTATTAGAAGGGTTATTCCTTCCACCAGCGCCTCCTGTTATAAAGTAAACTTTTCTAAAAGTAGGTTATAATTTATGATCAAACCAGGATACAAAACCAGTGAGTTCTGGTTCACACTAGTAAGCTTCTTATTTAGTGGACTATATTTATTGGGTATACTAAATGATCATTCTCAAAAAGAGGATTTGATTGCAGAAACTAGTCGAGGTTTAGAAGCATTAATATTGATTATTGGTCAGCTAACGGTGTTATTTCGATATGTAAAAGGCCGCAATGAGATTAAGAAAATTTGGTGGACTAATCAAAATGAGTCAAATAAGTTAATAGAACAACCAGAGGTAAAAAAAGATGTCAAGCCAAGAACTAATAAGAGCAGAAGTAGAAAAACTAATAGTCAACACAAAAGAAAAAGTAAATGAAGTTAAGCGTTTTGCTCTTGGTGAAGCGTGGAAACTATTACAGCTCACAACAGCTAGTGTTGTACAAATTATAGAAGCTATTGGTAACGATTTAAGCAATCCTGATAAAAAAGCTTTGGCAATGGATCTTTTGAATAGTTTTTATGATAAAATCTTTTTAGTGATAGATGTTCCATTTGTTCCCAATCTTGTTGAGCCTATTATACATAAGTACATCAAAAATATGCTCATGATAATGGTGAGTGCCACTATTGATGCTACGGTTACCATTTTTAGAAATACGGGCGTTTTTATTAAAAGAGAGGCTGGATTATGAATTACACAGAAACTTTTGAAGAATTTGCTAGTAAAGTTGGACCAATGGATTTGGCCCTATACGCTGGTGTCGGCTTAATACTATGGGTATTATTTAAGGATAAACTAAGCCCTGTGCAAACACTATTAGGTGGATTAGTGGAAAAATTTAAAAACGCATCTCCACTTAAACCAGTAACTCCTGTTGCTGTTGTTGTTCCGTCGGTCAAGCCGGTTGTTACAACTAAAGAGGATATATTTTTTAAACTGATTGTAAGCTGGAAACAAACGCGAGATTTAGCTGCCGAGTGCGGATGTGTTAAGGCCGTAGAAGTTGCTGATCAAATGTTTCCATACTTAAGTCCTGTAGTTTGTGGAGATAAGGAGTCAACATGAATACTAAAACATTATTATTAGCATTAGCTTTTATACTAATAGGAATTGGATTATTCAAACCTGATCTTGGATCATTGGTAGATCGTCCACAACCTGTTGTTGTTGATATTGCAGAATTATCTGCACCGGTTAGAGAAGGCTTAAAAGCTAAAGCTGATGAGGTTGTTAGGGTTTTAAAAGACGGTGATCCTGATCGTAAAACTGATGGCAAAAGATTATCTAGTTTATATGTAGATTTAGCAACTCTTGTAACCTTAGATGGTGATGATGAGGTTATTAAAAATACAGAAGAAATTAGACAAGCCAACAAATTAGCGGGAACTATGCTCAAACTGGATATTAAAAATAAATATCCTAAATTAGCAGAAGCTTGTAAGGCTGTAATAGTTGAGGCTATTGGCGATGATAGTGTAGCATTAAATAGAGAATCCCGCATTCAGGCTGCTGAGGGTTTTAAAGCATTGGCGTGGGCTTGTTCACAAGGAGCAAAATAAATGGCTCGACTATCACCAATTGATCTTTATAATAACTATAGACAAGGCTTTCAAGGAGCCATTTGGAATCAACTAGAATTTGATCACTTAATGGAAATTTTAAAATATCCATACTTTGGTGATGCTAGTTCTAGAATTACAAATAGTGGTAAAGGTAAACTATCAACTCCATACAAAAGCGTCTTGAAGTTTGATAAAAAGCCTTATGAAGAACGACAAGTTACTGGCGATTGCGTAAGTCATGGTACAAGAAACGCATGTGATATTAGTAGAGCGGTAGAAATAGATATATTGGGCGAAAAAGAAAGCTGGGTAGCAAGAGGAGCAACCGAAGCCATTTATGGCGCTAGAGGTTGGAGTGGTCAAGGTATGACAGGTAGCAAGGCCGCTGAATTTGTTAATAAAATTGGTGGTGTCCTTGTTCGTAAAAATTATAAGGGCGTTGTTGATCTTAGCAAATATGACGGAATGCTTGGTGCCGGATGGGGTGGTCGCGGTGTTCCGGATAAAGTATTAGATTTAGCTAATGATCATCAAATTAGAACTACATCACTTATTAAAAGTGTTGAAGAAGCACGAGACGCATTAGCAAATGGCTATGGATTAGCAGTCTGTTCTAATTATGGTTTTAGTAATAAAAGAGATAGTAAAGGATTTGCTAGAACTAGTGGTAGTTGGGCTCATTGTATGGCTTGGATAGCGTGTGATGATACCAATGGGGATACATCGTTTTTGGTACAAAATAGCTGGGGTAAATGGAATGATGGTGATCATCCAGAGTGGGGTCCAATTCCAGACGGCTCATTCCTAATCCATAGTGACGTAGCAGAAGGCATGATTAAACAAAATGGAACTTATGCCTTTAGTAATTTTAATGGATTTCCTGTACAAAAATTACCAGATTATGGGTTCGATTACTTATAAGGTGTATAATAATGAGACTAATAGATAAAATTGCTTTGCAACGACTAATTAGTATGCTATTAACTTTTATCTTGGCGGTACTTAAATTAATAGTACCGCAAAAAACAGAAGCGGATGATAATATTGATAATCCTAAACCAAAAAGAAAAAGAATCTTTCCAAGAGTAAAAAATGAATAAATTATTAGGGCTAGTATTAGTAGCAACTATATTATTTGGATCATCTCAATACAAAGGATCCACTACGGCATCTGTTGTTCTGGCTGGCGGCATTATTAAGTCTACACATATTGAAATGCCTGATACAAAATACAAAAGGAAAAATTGTCCAGTATGTAAGGGTACGGGTAAATATTTGAGTGGTGACGGTATCAAAATGGTTGATTGTGGATATTGTGAGCCAGAAACAGGCACACAAACACTCACACAACCATCTAAGAGTGGTGTAACTAAAAGTGGTTCAACAACTATATCATGTGGACCTAATGGATGTAGGATAATCAAAAAATGAATAATGATGAACAGTTAAAAGCAATAGCCGCAAAGGTTTTAAATAAAGCCGGAGTACCACAAGAAGAAAATTTTGGTAGCGTTATTGCTATTCTTATGATGATTAGTATTATTCTAACAGTTATTAGAGTATTACAAGAATGTAATAAAAATAAATTATCTGGAAACTATACCTCTCAAGATAAATACAATCTTTACGGATCAGAAATTAAAGAATATAGTGCTCGTCGTGGTCTGTTCACACAGATGAGAATTAAAAGAATATTAAGAAGAGAGTTACCAAAAGAACAATATGCTAAATATGGTATTCAACTATTGAACGCTATTTTAGATACAGGAGCAGATCTCAAGGATGATGAAGTCATAACCTTAGTGGAGGCAGCAAATGTTTAACATTTTAGTATGGTGCGTATATGGTTTATTTGTTGGTTCTATTGCTAAAAGTATAGTACCCGGAGAAGAAAATTTTGGTTTTGTTAAAACAGTAGCATTGGGTGTTGCTGGCTCTTATATGGGCGGAGCAATCCTGTATTTATTAGGAAACTACGATGCTGTATCTCCTGCCGGTGTTGTTATGGGTGTTGCTGGTGCAGTATTATCATTGGTTCTGTATAACAAACTCACAACAAATAAATCTTGACCAGACGCGTAGGTTTGCTATAATACTTCCATGAGACCATCGTGGACAGATTATTTTTTAGGTTTGGCTAAAGTTGTTTCTCAACGTAGTCACGATATGCAAACACAGCACGGCTGCGTTATCACAGATTCTAGGGATAGAATTCTAGGCGTAGGATATAATGGCTTTCCTCGTGGACTTGATGATGATTTATTACCTAGAACACGGCCAGAAAAATATCCATGGATGATTCATGCCGAAAGAAATGCGCTATCTAACTGTGTTGTTAGACCAGATAATGGTATAGCGTATGTTACTGGTCAAAGTTGTAATGACTGTATTATGGCTTTATGGCAAGAAGGTATAAGAAAAGTAGTTATGTCAAATAATCATGGTACACATTTATTCAATGAAGAAGCCCAAAATATTTTTAGAAAATTTGTCTCAATGAGCGGAATAGAAATTATTTATATAGAACCAAATCTTTCTTGGCTGAAAGAACTCGGTGGTGTATTATGAATACAACAGTATTATTCTATATTAGTATTTTTATTTTTTTATATCATAAGTTTACCGGTAATACAGAAATGTGTTTAACTTCTTTTCAACTCACAGTATTACTGGGCATTTCAGCAATTTTATATAGGAGATAATATGTCGGCGCTCCAAGAACTGCAAAATTATACATTCGTTAGTAAATACGCTCGTTGGATTGAGGATAAGAATCGCCGTGAAACATGGAAAGAAGCGGTTGATAGAGTCCGTGACATGATGCACACGAAGTATGATGAGTTTGGAATCAAAGACGATATTGATTGGGCTTATGATATAATGTATAAGAAAAAGGTTCTTGGTTCTCAAAGAGCACTCCAATTTGGTGGCGATCCTATTCTTAAAAGACACGCAAAAATCTATAACTGTACCAGTTCTTACTGTGATAGATTACGTTTTTTCCAAGAATGTTTCTGGTTATTATTGTGCGGAAGTGGAACCGGATTTAGTGTACAAAAACACCATGTTTCTAAATTACCAACACTAGAGCACGCCCCCGTAGAAGATGTTGGAACTAAATATGTTATTGACGATAGCATAGAAGGTTGGGCCGATGCTTTAGGTGTTTTACTTAGTTCTTATTTTAGTAAACCAGTAGAAGAATTCAAACAATATAAAAATTGTCATATAGTTTTTGATTATACTAATATTAGACCAAAAGGATCGTCTTTGGCATCCGGCGTGGGTAAAGCACCCGGTTATGAGCCATTAGCAAATGGCCTTGAAAAAATCAGATCTTTATTAGATCGTTGTATAGCAAATGGACAAAAAAAATTACGTCCTATCGACGCTTATGATATAGTGATGCATAGTAGCGATGCTGTTTTAAGTGGAGGAGTAAGGCGTTCGGCTAGTTTAGCGCTATTTAGTCCCGATGACGAAGAAATGGCAAAAGCTAAAACCGGTAATTGGTTTATTGACAATCCACAGAGAGCAAGAAGTAACAATTCCGCACTCCTACTAAAGAATGAAACTACTTTTGAGGAATTTGATACTCTTATGCAATCTGTGAAAGAATTCGGAGAACCAGGATTTATTTGGAGCGAGTCTACAGAAATGATTTTTAATCCATGTGTAGAAATTGGTATGTGGCCTGTCGATGAAGAAAATGGTAAGAGCGGATGGCAGGGTTGCAATCTTTCTACCATTAATTGTTCTAGTGTAACCGACGAGGAGGATTTTTATGAAAGGTGCAAAGCAGCTTCCATTATTGGTACTCTTCAAGCTGGTTTTACTAAATTGGATTATTTGGGAGAAACTAGTGAAAGGATTTTTGACAGGGAAGCCCTATTAGGCGTGTCATTAACTGGCACAATGGAAAAGCACGATCTGGTCTTGACAGAAAAGGTTTTGACCAAAGGCGCTAAAATAGCGGTCGAAACAAATAAAGAATTAGCAAAAAAGATAGGTATTAATCAAGCGGCTAGAGTCACATGCTTAAAACCAGAAGGTACCAGCAGTAGTATGTTGGGTACTAGTTCTGGTATACATCCACATCACGCCAAACGATATATACGTCATGTACAGGCGAACATTTTAGAAGCACCATACCAACACTTCAAAAAATTAAACCCGCAAGCCTGCGAAAAATCATCTTGGTCGGCCAATAATACTGATGAAGTTATTAAATTTCCTATAGAAGTACCTGATGGTGCAAAATTAAAGAATCAATTACCAGCCGTTGAAATGTTATCAATAGTAAAAGATACTCAAAAGCATTGGGTACAATCAGGAAAAAATAAAGGCTTATGTACTCAAGAATATTTGAGCCATAATGTTAGTAATACTGTTACGGTTAAGCCTGACGAATGGGAAGACGTAACCAAATTTATTTATGATAATCGTAAATATTTTGCCGGTATTAGTTTGATTCCTCAGAGTGGCGATAAAGACTATCCACAAGCACCATTTACCACAGTTTATACTAGTCGTGAAATTGTTAAAGAGTATGGTGATGCTGCATTGTGGTGTTCTGGTCTAATCGAGTTATCTCTTAACGCATTCGATAACAATCTTTGGGCCGCTTGCGATTACGTTAGTATGAATCAAGCAAAGACAGACGATGCTCAAGATAAGTTATTATTTGTTACGAAAATGAAAAACTTTGCTGGTAAATATTTTGATGGTGATATCAAACGTTTAACATATTGCATGAAAGACGTTTATAATTGGAAAATCTATTGTGATCTATATAATAGTTTCAAAAAGGTTGATTATACGCAACTATCTGAAACAGAGGACAATACCGTGGGAATAGAGGAAATTAGTTGCGCTGGCGGTGCATGTCTAATTTAATCCACTATTCGCAAAGGGTAAACATTGAGAAAAAATAATAAAAAGAAAAAAGCTGTTGATCTCACTAATGATATTGAACAATCTGGTCCTATCTATAGAAATAGATTAAAACCCAGGAGCGAAAATCAAAAAGAATATATAAGAACTGTTGCTGAAAATACTATAACTTTTTGTCAAGGGTTAGCCGGATCAGGTAAAACCCACATAGCAATTGGTATGGCACTAGAGTATTTATTAGACCAAAAGGTTAATAGAATTGTTATCACAAGGCCAGTTATAGAGGCTGGTGAAAAAATAGGATATCTACCAGGAACGGCGGAAGAAAAATTACATCCTTATTTATTGCCTATTATTGATGAAATTAATCATTTTATTAGTATGGCCCAGTATGCTTCATTAAAACTAAATAATAAGATAGAAGTAGTACCTTTAGGTTTAATGAGAGGTCGTAATTTTCACAACTGTTTCATTGTTGCTGACGAGTGCCAAAACGCATCATACGAACAATTAAAAATGTTATTGACAAGAGTTGGTCACGAGAGTAAATTAATACTAACTGGCGATATTGGACAATCCGATCTTAGTAGACACTTACAGGGTGGATTTATTCATATGATCAATGCTCTAGATGGAATAGAAGGTATCGGGAATTGTAAATTAGAATCATCAGACATAGTGAGAAATCCAATAATAGCAAAAATTTTAGCAAGATTAGATAATTTTGAAAATGGAACAAAAACATAAACAATGTCTATTATTGAATGCTGATTATAGTCCATTAAGTATAATATCCTGGCAAAAGGCTATTATATGGTCTATAAGATTTGAAAATAATCCTAGATACGGTATTGAAATAATAGATTTCTATAAAAACGATCACATCAATGGAGTAGATAAAAAATATCCTATTCCAGCAGTAACCAAAACGCAAAGATTTTTTAGAATCAATAATCAGGATGTTATATTCTCTCGTAAAAATATTTTTATCAGAGATAATTATACTTGTCAATATTGCCATAAACAATATGAAATGAGTAGTCTAACATATGATCATGTTATACCAAAATCTAAATGGACAGGACCATCATCACCAACTAGTTGGACAAATATAGTCACGGCGTGTACATACTGTAATCGTAAAAAGGGTAATAAAACACCCAAACAAGCTAATATGCCCTTGATTAAATTACCAATAAAACCAAATAAAAATATGAAATTCTTGCCTATTGCCGAACATCTTCTTAAGATAAAAGATGATCTACCAGAAGAATGGAAGACATATCTGCCGGAATCTTATCTATAATGCCAACATACTCATATCAGTGCGAAAAATGTCAAAATAGATTTGAATTATTTTTTTATATCAAAGACTATATAGATCATCCCAAATGTGAAAAATGCCACAGTAAACAAACCCACAGAAGATATGTTGATGATGTGATAACACAAAGCACAAGTGTTCGTAAGTCTGATACAGAATTAAAAACATTAGGCGATTTAGCTAAACGTAATAGTGACAGAATGAGCGAGGATGAAAAAACTCATTTATATCATAAACATAACGAATATAAATTTGATGAAAGTACTAAGACATTACCAACAGGCATGAGCAGAATCAAAAAACCAGAAAAAATCAAATGGCCAGGATCCAAAGGCAAAACTAAACGAGGTAAAAAATGAATCATTATTCTAATATATTCCAAATCAATCCTTCCAAAATAGATCCAGTTTCGGATAGGAATTATTATACTGTTTTAGGAAAACACGATTTCTTGGATGAAAACAACAATCCGCGAACCAAAAATGAAAAAAATGCTTACGCTTATTCCAAAATCAACAACGATAGCGATACTCAATATTTTGTAAAGGTTGGATTATATGGTAAGATATTTAATCCAATAGGACTATATTCAGAAGGCAAAGCTAATAAATTCTTATCAAAAGTAGGTAAAAATGAATTCAGTTTCACCAGAGTTAATCAAAAGGTTTTTGATATGTATGTAAATTTTTTAAGAACAAAAAATGTCGCATGGTTAAATAATGCAGAAAGGGAACTAACATGAACAAAGAAACAAAGTACGCAATATTGTACCTAAATAGTATAGGGAAATCTGATGAACAAATATCCAAAGAACTCAAAGTAGATATTTCAGATATCAAAAAAGCAACCAAACAATCTAGCAATAATACTAAAATAAAAACAACTTCTTCGAAGGTTAATAGTAAAGATCTTATGATTACACAAACCAACAATAAGAAGATCAATTCTGTGGCTATTATGACAAAAGCAGCATCAGAAGTAAATGACGATTTCAAGAAAAAAATCAAATCCACAGTATCTCGTAGTGGCAAAGTATCTATTTTTCGACCAGATAAAAATAAATGAAATATATCTCCAAATATTCCAATGATAAATTTGTAACAGCACAGCAATATATTACTGAGCTGATTTGCGAACACAAGGCATTAAAGGAAAAAAAGGATTTGCATTTTAGATTTTGGACAAACAAGGAGTGGTCTTTATTTTATAGAAATCAGATAGCCACAGCTAATAAATTAATTGAAAAATATTCTAGCCAAGCCATTATAGAAGCCATCAAAGACGATAGAGCCAAGAAAATTTTTTCATTGCGAGCACCGCACTTGATTCCTATCATAGAAGAACACGAGGCTATCATACAAGCACAAAATAATAAATTGTCTATGGAATTTGATAGAAATACTCAAAAGACATACCACAAATCATCTAAACAAAAAAATACTCTGTCAAGATTAAAGGAATTAGAATGAGCTTAAAAGAGGATGTAAAAAAGAACTTCGGAGATAATATTCTAATTACAGCAAGTTCTGTCATGGACAAAAAACTGCTCACAATACCAGTTAGTCCATCGTTAGATATTGTATTAAATGGTGGTATTCCAGAGGGTAGTTTTGTTATTTTAACAGGACAACCCAAGTGCGGAAAAACAACAACATCCCTAGATTTCTGTGCTACTGCACAAAAACCAGAATACGCATATGGATCTTTTAAAGATGGCCGAGAAGTGTATTACCTGAACATTGAAGGTAGATTGAAAAAAAGAGACTTAGAAGGAATACCAGGATTAAATCTTGATAAATTTCATATTGTAGGATCTCAAGAAGGTAAAATTTTACACGCAGAAGAATATCTACAAATAGGCGAACGCATTATTAATGAATTACCAGGATCAATAGTTATTATTGATTCATATTCAGCATTATGCACCGAGGCCGAGATCACTAGCGATATGAATAAAATGCAAAGAGCAGACGGAGCAAAATTATTAGCTAAGTTTTGTCGTAAAGTAGCTAATGTTATTCCTGTTAACAAAAATATAGTTATTGGTATTACTCATCTAATGGGTAATCCCGGATATGGAAATGCTGAATGGAAAGAGAAGAGCGGTCAGGCCATTGCATATCAAACTGATATAAAGCTTAAAGCCAAGTTTTTTAAGAAGTGGAATCTATCCGATGATAGTCCACAAATCGGACAAGAAGTAGAATGGGAAGTACTATGTTCGGCATTAGGACCACCGGGCGGCTCAATTACTAGTTATATAAGATACGGAACAGGTATTGATAAACACATGGAGCTTTTAAATTTAGCCGTGGATCTTGGCTTAATCAATAAGGGTGGTGCTTGGTATACAATTACTACTGTTGAAGATAAGCCAAAATTTCAAGGTTTAGAAAAAGCCAGACAGTATCTTGTTGATAATCCGAAAACATATAATGATCTTTTGGAAAAAGTCTATGAAACAATGGGTATCAAATGCAAGTAAAAGATTTGGACAATAATTTTTGTCATTGGCAATTAATTGGTGGAATATCTCATGGGTCGCTCAAGAACAAATCAAGCCTACATCTAAAAGCCAGAGAGTTAATTCATGAATGTTTTCCAACACTTCAGGTTCTAGAAGAAGTACCAGTTCAAGTTAGGAGATCAGAAACTCTGTATTTGGATTTTTACTTGCCATTGAACAAGAAATGTATAGAAGTACATGGAGAACAACATTATACATTTAGCAGATTTTATCATCACAACTTGTTAGGATTCATGAGGCACAAAAAAAGAGATCAAGAAAAAGCTGAATGGTGCAGTATCAATGGGATTGAATATATAGAATTACCGTTTAATGAAGATATAGACAAATGGAAAAGCAGAATAAAAAATGAATAATACTACCACCAACAAAAGTTCAACTGAACAAGTTAGTTATTGGGACAATATTTTAGATGAGTACGAGAAAAATCTCGGACTACCTAATTATATTAGTGAGGTTATTAGCGAACAAGAGATCAATCAATATTTAACCATGGATAGAGATCGCATAGAAAAATTAACGCCAGAAGATTGTTCTCAAATAGCATACAGGTTGGCCCAATTTGCTTTTCATATACAAAGATCACTAAATAGAGAACTCGCAAGATTAAACTGGGCGGAAGATACGATTAAAGAAACTATTGCTGATGATATAAATAATTATAAGGGATATGGCTATATAGAAAAGTCAGCACAAGCCATCAAACACAACGATAAAGCTAGTGCATTAAACAAAATTAAGAAATATGCCAAACAAAGATCAGATAGACTCAGTTATATCGCCTCCTCTGTAAAAAATCTATCAGATATATTGATTTCTATTCAAAAAACAAAGGTGAAACATCATGGAACTTAATTTTAGTGATCCAGAGCAAATTAAGCAATTAATTAGTGCATTACAAAATTTATTACCGAAAGAAAATACTCCAAAGGCAGAAGAGAGAACAGAAGAAATTCTTCCAGATCATAATATAAAAACAAAAACAAGAAAACTAAAATCAGAACATTATAATAAATTTGATAATATGCCAGAAGCCGGTATGCATAAAAGTGATTCTTTAATAGATAAAAAGTTGTCTGTTCATCCTCCAAGCCCAAGAACAAGACAATTTGAGGCTGTAGATGTAAAGTGTAGATCTTGTGGGAAAAGCGAAAAAATCAATCCTGTTCTTCTGCCGGATTCCAACGATAGATATAAATGCAACAAGTGTTCTACGATGGCTGGTGAGTAAATGCCAATAATTTTATCTGATCCTTCTGCTGAAAGAGCGGTACTCGCAGGAATATGTAAGTATGGCGAGGAAGTTTATCTTGATATTGCAGATATACTTCAAGAGTCTTCTTTTACCATTGATAGTAATAAAATACTATATAAGTGCTTAAAAGATCTGTGTGAAAAGAATAGTCCTAATAGTATAGATCTCGCATCTATATATTCTGTGGCTCAAGAAGTTGGTGTGTCTCATATTTTATCCAAAAAAGAAGAGGCCCAACATCTTAGGGCGGTTTTAGATTTTCCTGTTAATAAAGAAAATGTACCTAAGTTTGCGGCTAAAATTCGTAAGCTAGAAATTGCAAGATTACTTAGGGAGCAACTAGAAAAAGCACAAGATAAAATATTAGAAATTAATGGTAGCGAATCTATATCTTCGATTATAGGACTAGCCGAGGATACGGTTTTTAATTTTACGTCGCTCCTTAACGATACTGACTCTGCTCCGGAGCAAATAGGTTCTAATCTTGATGAGTACATCGAAAATCTAGAAAAAAATAAAGTAGATCAAGTTGGTATACCAACAGGATTTCCTGTGTACGATCAGGCTATTGGCGGAGGATTAAGAAGAGGAACAGTAAATGTTATAGCGGCCAGACCCAAAACAGGAAAAACGCTTTTGTCCGATAATATAGGAAAAAATATTGCTGATCTTGGTATTCCCATATTAAATATGGATACAGAAATGAATAAACAAGATCATATTCATAGAATTCTTGCTATGATGAGCGAAACCGAAATCAATAGTATAGAAACCGGAAAGTTTGCTGATTCTCCGGATAAAAAGAATAAAATAGCAAAAGCTGTTAACGAATTAAAATCTCTAAAAATATACCATAAAAGCATAGCTGGAAAACCCTTTGAAGATCAATTAGCCATCATGAGAAGATGGTTAGTTAAAGAGGTTGGTTTAAATGATGATGGTACAGCAAAAGAGTGTGTTATATTTTATGATTATCTAAAATTAATGGATAGTTCTGGTATTAGTCAAGACCTCAAAGAATATCAATTATTAGGATTTATGATGACAAGTCTTCATAATTTTGCTGTTAGATATCAAGTGCCAATTGTGGCTTTTATTCAATTAAATAGAGATGGTATCACCAAAGAAAGTACAGATACGGCTAGTGGATCAGATAGAATTATATGGCTATGTAGTAATTTCAGTATATTTAAACGCAAAAGCGACGAAGAAATAGCCGAAGATGGTCCGTCAGAAGGTAATCGCAAATTGGTTCCATTAATTAGCCGTCACGGCGGAGGATTAGATGATAACGATTATATTAATTGTCATATGAAAGGATGGTGTGCAAAAATCACAGAAGGAAGAACCAAATTAGAAATTTCTAATAATACAGGAACCAAAAAGAATAACAAAAATACATTTGTACTAGAAAATGATAACACAGAAGAAAACATCCCGTTTGTATAATCAAAAACAGCTTAAAGTAATTTGCGACAAGTTGTGCGATAGTATAGATGATCTTATACAAGTATTATCTATAAGTCATTTAAAACATAACGGCAAAATGATATCGGGTAGTTGTCCCATACACAATGGAGATAATCCATCTGCTTTTAATTTATATCCTGAAGGAGAATCTTATAGAGGTAACTGGAAATGCAGAACGCACGGATGCGAGAAAATTTTTAAAGGATCAATTATAGGCTTTATTAGGGGAGTTCTGTCGAATAAGAATTATGGCTGGGTCACAGAAGGTGACGATACTGCATCTTTTGAAGAAACTATAGAGTTTGTAGAAGCCTTTCTAAAGCAAGAAGTACACAAGATCAAAATATCAAAACACGAGATAGAGAAAACTAATTTTACTAATATCGTTAATAATATCGTTACTAAAGCAGAGTCTCCTAAACAACTAATAACCAGACAACAAGTTAGAAAGTCTCTAGAATATCCTTGCAATTATTTTATTAATAGAGGTTTCAGTAACGATATTTTAGAAAAATACGATGTTGGGTTATGTAATAAATCTAATAAAGAAATGTACAATAGGGCTGTTGTACCAATTTATGATAATGATTACAAATTTTTAGTAGGATGCACAGGAAGAAGCATATTCGACAAATGTGACAAATGTGGATATTACCATGATCAGAATTGTCCATCAGAATCAGAAGGTTGGAAATTCCCTAAATGGAAACATAATTATGAATTCAAAAGCCAAAATCATTTATACAATTTCTGGTTTGCTAAAAAATCTATACTAGAGTCTGGAAAGGTTATTCTTGTAGAAAGTCCTGGTAACGTATGGAGATTAGAACAAGCCGGTATTCATAATAGCGTAGCCATGTTTGGCTCGTCATTAAGCGATAGACAAAAAATCATATTGGATGGATCTGGTGCTATGACTATAATAACTATTATGGATAATGATTTAGCTGGTAAAAAAGCGGCTGAGATAATTTATACGAAATGTAAAAATACTTATAATATTGTGAATCTAAGTATCAATAAGCCAGATGTTGCCGAAATGACCATAGAAGAAATCGACACAGAAATTAAGAGTAAAATATGACACAAATTATTGCATTTGCTGGTCGCAAACAATCAGGGAAAACAACTTGCTCTGAAGCTCTTTTAAAATATGCGAATGGATCAATAGTCCCCTATAATAGTGGCAAGATATATAATTTTGCTGATCCACTCAAAAAAGACATTTGCATGAATATACTTGGATTAACATATGATCAATGCTACGGTTCTGATGACCAAAAAAATGAACTAGTAAATTGCTTTTGGGATAATAATCAATTAACAGCCAGAGAAGTTATGCAATTTGTTGGCACAAATATTTTTAGAAAAATGCAAAATAATGTATGGGCAGATGCCACCATATCAAAAATTAAAACTGAAAATCCTAACATAGCAATAATTGCAGATTGTAGATTTCCAAACGAAGTTTCTTCAATTAAGGATGCTGGAGGCGTAGTTATAAAATTAATGCGTAATCCATACAATTCAGATCACGAAAGTGAGATTGCGTTGGATCCTGATAATTATGATTATTCTCATTTTGATTTAGTCATTGATAATCATCGTATGTCTATACGAGAGCAAATAGATACTGTTATTAATTTCCTAACCAATAAAGGAATATTACCATTATAATTACATATTTTCGGAGTTCGTCATACAATACTCATAGTATGTGCGAACAACAATATTTTATTGAATATGTTTTGGGTATGCGTGGACAATCTAATAAAAAAGCAGATAAAGGAACAATCTGTCATAAAGTTTTAGAATTGCTCGCTGTTATCAAAAAAGCACAACAAGATAAAATATTATTTATAGAAGATGAAATAGTTGGTAATATAAATATTAATAAATATGATTTAGATATTCTAATCGAACAAGTATATAACTACTATATTGGTGAATTTTCCCATCACGTTTGGGAAAGCAAAGACTTCAAAGACTGTCGTACCTGGGTTTATAAAGCCATAGAATTTAATAGTGGGGCTTTTGATCCGAGAAATAGAGAAATAGTATGTCCAGAGCAACATTTTGATATAGAGATAAAAAAACCTTGGTCTAAATATTCATATTCTACTGATGAAGGTCAGCTAGAAGGACATCTGGCTATTAAGGGAACTATTGACTTGATCACCAAAGTGAGCGATAATACATTAGAAATCGTGGATTGGAAAACTGGAAAAAGACTTGATTGGGCAACAGGACAGGAAAAAACTCCAGAAAAATTACAGAATGATCCTCAATTGATGATTTATCATTATGCTGTTAGTCATTTATATCCAGAATATGATTATGTGATTGTGACTATATATTTTATTAATGATGGAGGTCCATTCTCTATACTTTTTGATAAAAGCGATCTTGCAAAAACAGAAAAAATGTTACAGTCTAAATTTGAGGTGATCAAGAAAACTAAAAAACCTAGATTACATAAAACATGGATGTGTAATAAGTTGTGCCATTTTGGTAAAACAACTTTTGAAAACGACAATAAGATATTACCAATTATAGAATATAGAGATAATCAAGTTTGTAATCCAAACTATCCAATGACAAAATGCGAACAAATAAAACACGATATAGAGATTAAGGGTATGGACGCCGTTGTATCAGAATATAAAAAGGATGGACATTCTTTTGGTAAATACAAAGCTCCTGGTGCAGTAGAATGAAATTTTATAATCCTTTACATTGTCACTCGATGTATAGTCTATTAGACGGTTTATCTAAACCTCAACAAATAGCTGATAGATGTTTAGAAATAGGATCTACCGCTTGTGCTTTAACAGACCACGGTAATATAGCTGGTGCTATTAAATTTCACAAGGTTATGAAGAAAGCTGGTATAAAACCAATTCTAGGATGTGAGTTGTATATATCAGAAGATGCTTCTATAAAAGATAAGTCAAATAAAGAACTTAGCCATTTTATTGTATTGGCCAAAAATAAAACCGGGTGGCAGAATTTAATCAATCTGGTATCAGAGTCCAACAGACCAGACTTTTATTATCACAAGCCTAGGATCGATTTAAACAATCTGGAGAGATTCTGTGACGGCAACCTAATAGGTATTTGCGGCCATCTAGGTTCTTTATTGGCCGATAAAATTACGGAAAATGATCAAATTATTCCTGATTGGAAAAATATAGGAACCAGATTGATAGATCAATTAAAAGATATATTTGGTCCAGAAAATTTATTCTTGGAAGCCCAATTAATGGATCAAGAAAATTTACCCATACAAAAGAAATTAACAGAAGTTGTAAGGGCATTAGGTCAATTTACAAAAACCAAAATTATATGTACTCCAGACGCTCATTATGCGAATAAAGAGGATGCTTCAGATCAAAGAATACTATTGTGTAATAATCTAAAAACCACAATGCCAGAAATTAGTAAAAAGATTAATCAAAATCAAGATATACCAATGGGGTGTTTCTTTACTTCTGATAATTATCATATTTTATCTCAAGAAGAAATTGCCGCTCTGCACACAGAAGAAGAAAGAGATAATACTCTATTAGTATCTGATATGTGCGAAAATTATGAAATTGAAAGCAAACCTAGATTGCCACCATTTGGTTGCGATGCTCCAGATGAATTCTTAAGAGAACTATGCAGAAAAGGATGGAAAGATAAAATACAAAATAATATACCAAAAGAACAGCAGAGTATTTATGTTGATAGAATCAAATATGAATTAGATATTTTACAAGGAGCTGGTCTTAGTAGTTACTTTTTAATAGTTCAAGATATTGTCAATCATGTTAGAGACAACAAATGGCTTCCAGGACCGGGTCGAGGTAGTGCTGCCGGGTGTCTAGTATCCTACTTAATTGGTATAACCAATATTGATCCGATAAGATATAGTTTATTGTTTGATAGATTCTACAACTCTGGACGAAATACTGGTGATCGAGTAAGTATGCCGGATATTGATGTTGACGTTCCCATTGAAAAGAGAGAAGATATTATTTCTTATATTAAAATGAAGTATGGATCTAGTCAGGTTTCACAGATGGTTACATTCAATACAATTAAAGGTAGAGGTGCTATTAAAGACGTATTAAGAGTATATGGTAATATTGGTTTTGAAGAAATGAATAATATTACTAAAAATATACCCGATGAAGCTAAAATAGCAGACGAACTTCAAGAAATGAAAGACGAAACAGGTGAATCGTCAATTATACGTTGGGCATTGGAGAACCAGCCAGACAAACTAAAAGAATGGTGTCATATTGATAATAATGGACAATTTCAGGGGCCGCTTGCCAAAAGATTTGAACAGGCTATTAGATTAGAGGGAACTAAAGTGAACCAATCTAAACATGCGGCTGGCGTCGTTATTGCTGATACCGAATTATCCAGCATATGTCCCATGGTGTATGATACTAAAACAAAAACTAGAATAGCCGGAATGGAAATGGAAGATTTGGAAAGTATCGGAATTGTAAAATTTGATATCCTTGGTGTTGCTATGTTGGACAAAATCATGTATATATCAGAATATCTCAAGAAAGGAGTTTCAAATGAAATTTCATGAAGTTGCGGTTGGAGAAAAATTTATTCACAATAATCAGGAGTATATTAAGACTCCAGAAATGAGGGTCAGTTGCTGCAAGATCAAAGATAACTGTCAGATTCTTACCACAGGACAAAAGGCAGTACTAAAACCGTTGGATGAAGTAGAAAAAGTACAATAAATATGCTGACCAAAAAAATATGTGTTTTTGACTTTGAAACCGATGGATCAAATCCTCTGGTTTGTAGTCCAGTACAATTAGCGGCTGTTATAATAGATCCCGTTAAACTAGAGATTGTTCCAGATTCTGAATTTAATGCTTTTTTTAAACCAGAACCGATGGAGAATAATTCTGATTATAAGTATGATACTGATATAATCGAATTTCATTCAAAGGTTAGAGGTTGTTCTCAAGAAGCGATATACGCCGCTTGGAACGAATATCCATCCCAAGAAGTTTCATGGAAAGCTTTTGTCAGTTATCTAGAGAAATATAATTGTTTTGGATATAAGAAAAAGAGTATATTCTCCGCACCTATTGCCGCTGGATATAATATAAATAGATTTGATCTGAAAATTATACAAAGATTAAGCGAAAAATATAAAAATGTTGATGCTAAAGAAAATATCACCACTTTATTTTATCCAAGAGACGTACTCGACATAATGAATTTGGTATTCTATTGGTTCGAAAATATCAATATCAAAAATTATTCTTTAGATACGATCAGAGAATATATGGGAATATCAAAAGATGGTGCTCATGATGCTCTGAAAGACGTAAAAGACTGTGCCAAAATATTATTAAGATTTATGAGACTACATAGAAATTTATCTGCTAAGATTATATTTAAGGACGCCTTTTTAAATGATAAAGTTTGAGTGCGGTTGTGAGTTCCCAACCGATAGTTTGGATAAACAAAAAACATCTATCGATTTTGATATTCATAATATAAATTTTAGTTGTCAAAAAACCTGGGACTTAATCTCTGAAGGAAATACCAAAGGATGTTTTCAATTAGAGAGCCGCCTTGGGCAAGCAATGAGTAAAAAACTCAAGCCTACTAATATAGAAGAATTATCCGCTTTGATTAGTATTTTAAGACCAGGATGCTTGGAAGCATATAGAGATGGAAAAAGCGTATCATATCATTATATTGATAGAAAAAACGGTAACGAATCTATAGACTATTTTCATAGTTCGTTAGAGCCAATCTTGAAAAATACTTATGGAGAAATGGTATATCAAGAACAAGCAATGGAAATAGCCAAAGATATAGCTGGCTTTAATTTGCAAGAAGCTGATATGTTGCGTAAGGCTATAGGAAAGAAAAAGCCAGAAGAAATGGCAAAGATTAAAACCAAATTCTTAGATGGCACTAGAAGTATGGCTAAGGTATCAACAGATGAGGCCGAACAAATATTCGGATGGATAGAAAAAAGTCAAAGATATTCTTTTAATAAAAGCCATGCTGTGAGTTACGCAATCAATGCTTATATATCAGCGTATGCTAAAACACACTTTCCAACCATTTTTTTCTTATCATATCTTAGATTAGCTAAAGATAAAATTGATCCACAATTAGAAACGTTAGAATTAATTAGTAATGCAAAGGATATGGGCATTAGTGTTTTTGGACCACAATTAAAACACAAGAATAAAGATTTTGCTATTATTGATGGAAAAATATATTTCGGATTAACGAACATCAAAGGATTAGGGGATTCTGTTTATCAAAAAATATTATCAATAACAGAAAATTTAGATGTTGCATCATTAGATTGGCCAAATACATTATTAAGAATTTTGGTAAATATCAACTCGTCATCTGCTAAAGCTATAATCTTATCTGGAGCTTTAGACTATCTTAAAATTTCCAGAAATAAAATGCTATTCGAATTAAATTTGATATTGGAATTAACAGATAAAGAAATTAGTAAGTGTCTTGAAATTATACATTCTAATAAAATTAATAATTCATGCGATATAGTTAGGCTATTACTAGCAAATAGTAAAATATCTAAAAATAGACATCCAAAAGTTTTAAGTATACTTAACCAGTTATCGGATCCTTCTTATGCTTTAACAGACGATCCTGAGTGGGTTTCTAATAATGAAAGAGACATACTCGGCGTATCGATATCGTATGCTAAAACGGACTTCTATGACTCGTCATACGCTAATACTGACTGTAAAACTATAAAGACATTCCCTGAAAATAAACAATTTTTTCTAATAGCTGAAATTGAAAATATGAGTGTTATTGTAACTAAAAGAGGAAAAACACCAGGACAAGAAATGTGTTTTTTGAGATTATCAGATGGTGCTGGTAGTCTGGATTCTGTTGTTATGTTTCCTGATGATTTTTCTAAATATAAGGAATTACTGCTAGAGGGCCGAGTGTTGATGTTTAATGGACAAAAGAACCAAAAAAATAATTCAATTATCGCAAAAAAATGTTTTTTGGTATAGTCTTGACTTGAGCTAGAATTCTGATATAATATAAGTGTTGATTGTATTTTTGTTTTAACTTAAAGGAGATTGCTTATGAATATTGTAATTTTAAAAGGTAATTTAACTAGGGATCCAGAGCTACGTGTTGTTAGTAGCGGAGAAAAGCAAACATCCGTAGTTTCTTTTACGGTTGCTGTATCCAAGGATTTCACAAGAGCTAATGGAACAAAAGATAAGATTGTTTCATATATCCAATGTGAAGCGTGGGATAGCGGTGCTGAAGTCATCGGATCGTCTTTCAAAAAGGGTGATCTTGTTATGATCGAAGGTAGTTTAAGGAATGATTCTTGGGAAAAGGATGGAGTCAAGCACTCTACATTAAAGGTCAGAGTTAATAACTTTGCCAAAGTAACAAGAGTCTATAAGAAAGATGCAGTAACTGCTGAATCATCAGTAGCTTTCTGAGATTGACATAATATATATGTGATCTATATAATAGGGGGCGACACACGCCCCTTATTTTATATACCTCAAAAAGAAACAGTAATAATATGAGAAAAAAACGAGTATTGATGTGTGCAGAGGCGCATCATATAAATTCTGGATTCGGCAGATACACAAAGGAAATACTATACAGACTAAGTAAAAGTAATAAATATGAGCTTGCTGAATTGGCTTGTTATCATAAAGATGGATCAAAAACAAACGTACCATGGAAAGTATACTCAAACGTACCAAAAGACGATGATAAACAAAGTATAGAAGCATACGAATCTAATCAGCTTAATCAATTTGGTCAATGGAGATTCGAAAAAGTATTATTAGATTTTAAACCTGATATAGTTTTTGATATAAGGGATTATTGGATGTTCTCCTACCAAGAACTTTCATGTTTAAGACCATACTATAAATGGATAATAGCCCCAACCATAGATTCTATACCACAAAAAACAGAATGGTTAACAACGTTTGAAAATGCAGATATGGTATTAACACATACCGATTGGGCTGGAGACTATTTAAGGTCTCTAAATAGACCTATTAATGTTGGTCCGTGCATCACAGATTCTGTTGACACAGAAGTTTTTCAACCAGTACACTGTACAAAAACATATCATAAATCTAGATATGGTTTACCAGCCGATTCTATTATTATAGGATCAGTAATGAGAAATCAAAAGCGTAAACTCATTGCTGAATTATTTAAAGTTCTAAGAAAATTAATAGATACGACAAATAATCATAATATATTTTTATATTTGCATACTTCTTATCCAGAAAAACAGGGTTGGCCGATTCCCGAATTGTTACAAGAGCATGGGGTGGAGAATAATGTATTATTTACATATTATTCTATTAAGGATAATAGTATATTTGTATCAAAATATAAAGGCTCAAAGATACCATCTCCGTCATGTGACGATGGAGTATCCATCTTCCCTAATGTGCAATTAGGTATTAATAACGATCAGCTTAATGATGTATATAATTTATTTGATATATATGTACAGTATGCTATTTGTGAAGGCTTGGGTATTCCTCAGCTAGAAGCTGCTTCTTGTGGTATACCTATTTTTTCTGTTAATTATAGCGGAATGGAAGAAATAACATCTAAAGTTGATGGCGTTAAAATTAATTATTTATTGGCTACTGAGTTGGAAACCGGATCAGATAGGGCAACACCAGATAATGATCATTTAATGCACGAGATCATGGAATGGATGCAAAAAACAACAAAAGATAAGCTTAAATTTTCACATAAAACAAGAGAATTATTAGTTCAAAATTATAGTTGGGATATGACAGCAAAAACTATCATGGATGTTTTTGATAATATGCCTATAAATGAAGACATATGGTCTGTTCCAATGAATGCCAATACAAAACTATCAGTTCCAGATAATCTATCCAATAGAGAATTTGTAGAATTTATTATCCGTGATATTATGTGTGAGCCTAATTTATTAAAAACTTATTTTGCTCAAAACCTAATAAAATCACTCAATGAATCTATTGATATCACATCAAATAAAAATAATATTCAAGCCAGAGAAGCGGTTATCAAAGCACTAGAGATATTCTTAAATAATAAAGTCTTTTGTGAACAAGTCAGATCAGGAAAAATCAAACTAAATGATAATTTCTTGTCATCATGAATAATATACTATATATAGGACCATATAGAGAATTTACTGGAATAGGTAATGCATCTAGAAAATATATACAGGCTTTATGCGACGCTGGATTCAATATTGTCTGTCGCCCACTATTCAATACTATAAAACCTATTATAGAACAAGAATTAGAAGATATTATTATTCGTTGTGAAAAGAATAATTTAGACAATTATGATACAATAATTCAACATGCATATCCACACCAGTTTTGTCATATCAATGGCTATAAAAATATAGGTATAGTTTCTTTAGATAAAACTCATTATGGATACGATATTTATGAATATCTGAATATCGTGGATGAAATTTGGGTTGGTTCAACACACGCTAGAGAAGAACTTATTAATGGCAACATAGATATTGATAAAATAAAAGTTGTGCCAGAATTTATAGATTTATCAATTATAGATGATTATAAACAGAAAAATATAAAACAATCTAAAAAAAACAAGTTTATGTTTTATACCATATCAGATTTTACTAATAAAAAAAATCTACAAACTTTGATTCTAGCATTCTTTATTATTGCTATAGAATTTCCAGATACTGGACTACTGATTAAAACTAAAAATACAAATAATGATAGTAGTAACTTAACATCTTTATTGACCTATGAAATAGATAAAATAATAGATTCATTACCTTTTAAGATCGATAAAAATATAACATACCCAACACTTATAGTAGGGGAAACTAAATATGATAATATACTATATATACATAATAATTGCGATTGTTATATAGATATATCGTCCGGAGAAAGTTTTGGATATCCAGTATTAGAGGCTATGTGTTTTAATAATCAGATTATAGTGAATAAGAATTCTGGTTCTTCAGATATAGTTAAGGGTACAAAATTCTATGGAGTAGAATCAACCCCTAAAAATGCTCACGATAATAGTCATCCATATTGGATATATAATTCTTTTCATCATAAATATTATGTTCCGGAACTTGATAGTTTGGTTATGCAAATGAAGCGAGCTTTAAGTGAGTCTCTTTCAGAAAAGTCTGAGCGAATAGAATCACAAAACCATAAAGTCCTAAGCTATTCTATCAATAATATTAAAGGGTTTATATGAGTATATCATCAATTATACATAAAACTCTATTAATGAATAACACACCAAATGTATTATGGACATACACTGATCATAAAAATTTTGAAAAGCATATAGAAAAAGATAATATTAATCTTATAGATATGGAGGATACTCTATATGGTATTTATGATATAGATCTTGTAGTTTGCAATAATAGAATGATAAATTTAGATAAATGTATAGAATTAGCACTATTTTTACATTGCCCACTAATCATTATAGATCATGTTGAAAAACCAAATTATATATCAGAAGTGCCCAATCATTATATGTTCGAACCAGTATATCAAATTGCAGTATCTGAAAATATATGTAATTCATGGAATAGAATTCATAATAAAGTTATTCCATATAGTAATATATCAGATATAATAGATATTATTAAAAATATGAGTAAAGAATTTTTAAAAATCAAAATACAACCAGAAATTAAAAAATCATGAAAAAAATCAGAAAATATTTTCTATACACAACAGAACCCTCAAATCCAATTAAGGGTTTTGAATATTGTTCTATTAGTAAGTTTAGTAAATTCAAATCGCCAAATATAGATGAGTTGTTTGTTGCGGATCTAATTGATAATGTACCAGCAAATCAAAAAGATCAACTTGTCAAAGATATCAAATCTAAATTAAAAACTAATGGTATTTTATATGTGCAATCATTAGATAGATACGCTAGTGCAGCATCGATTCTAAATAAACAAATAGATAATAATTTTCTTAACACTCTACTATTTGCTAATAATAGGAAAACACTATC